ACTAGCACAAGAAGTGCAAAGAATAGAAAAGATAGTTTCAACAGTAACAGGCAGAGACCTTAGAAGTCCGATAAGAGACCATAAGAATGTTATGGCTCGTTCTATATTTTATAGGATAACATATGACTTCCTTAAACGCAGTGGGTTTGGGTCTGGTGCTAAGTCATATATAGCTAAGTATATTAGAAAAAACCACGCCACAATATTGCATTCGTTAAAAAACTTTGAATTAGACATACTTGATTCTCCATTAAACAGGAAAATGTACTTCAAGTCTCTTGAGGTGTTTAACAGTTTGGGTGATGTTTATAATAATGTTGATGAGAGAGACATTACTATTGATAACCTGAAAAACAAAATAACCGAGTTACAGTTACAATTAAAGGACGCTAGACCTTATCGCAAAGAAGTTCAGCTACTTGTGGATTTAGTTAACGACATTCCATCAGACAAGATAGAAGACGCAGAGTTTAGGATATTAACAATGTTAAAAGGATTTAAGATTGAGCCGAAAAATCAGCAAACAAAGACTTACAGCACTTACGAAACTGTCACCTCGTTCTAGGAACTTAGAGGCACAGAGCTATTGTCTTAATAACGGTTATAAGATATATCCAATCCCTGAAGGATTGGAATATCGCCTTGAGATAGAATACAAAGGGCAGAAGAAATTAGGAGAGAAGTTGTATAGCAAGACCGAATGGTATAATGCTATATGGGAATTATACGAGAAGATATATAAAAATGGAATACAATAGCGATTTCAAATACGACTTATCTGTAGGTCAAGTAAAAGAAAAGGAACTTGCGGATATTCTCAGCAATAGCAAGATAGAGGTTAAGCACGACTTGAAAGCTCTTAAAACAGGTAATGTTTTTGTTGAGTACAGGTCTAGAGGAAAGTCAAGCGGAATATCAAACACACAGTCTGACTTTTATTGTTTTGCATTTGAAAATACTATGCACATAATACCAACTAAAATTCTTAAATCTAAATGTAGAAAATACTTAAAAACTGACAGAGATGTTTTAGGTGGTGATAGCAACACATCAAAAGGGATACTACTTCCTATAACTGAATTATATGCCTAGACAAAAAGGAGAACGTAAATATATGAAAAGAGTTCTAGTAGCTTGTGAGGAGAGTCAAATAGTGACCAAAGCATTTAGAGAACTTGGTCACGATGCTTACAGTTGTGATATACTTCCTTGCAGTGGAGGTCACCCTGAATGGCATTTTCAACAAGATGTTTTTGAGGTTATAGATAATCACGATTGGGATTTAATGATAGCACATCCTCCCTGCACATACTTAACTGTTTCTGGCAACAGATGGTTTACGAATAAGGATGGTTCTAGAAACGAAGATAGATATCGTAAAAGAGATGAGGCTTTGGATTTTATTAGGAGACTTATGGGTGCTGATGTAAAGCAAATAGCTATAGAGAATCCTGTTGGATTTATAAGCACCTTTATTAGAAAACCTGACCAAATAATACAGCCATATATGTTTGGAGATGAAGCATCTAAAAAGACTTGTTTGTGGCTCAAGAACTTGCCTGTTCTTGAAGCCACTAAGATGGTTAGTAAAGGTGAAAGAACATACTTTAAAAGTGGGAAGTCACACCCTAAGTGGTATGCTGAGGCTTTAACAAAAGCTAAAACACCACAGGAGAGAAGTACATTGAGAAGTAAAACATTTCCGGGAATAGCAAAGGCTATTGCGGAGCAATGGGGAGGTTATGCCTAGACAAAAGCCAGAACGTAAATATATGAAGAAGACCGATGGTCGGAAGGGCAATGGTGCAAAGCGTGGCGATGCACTTGTCCGTAAGACTATGGCCACTCCTGCTAATCTGAATAAAGCTAAGAAGAACAGGTCTAAGATACTTGCCACCAATGCGATAGAGGAGGTTTATGGGTCTGAAGCTAACTTCTGGAAGATGGTTGCTGAAAAGGCAGAGAACTCTCAGTACGACCGTAAGATGGTTATTGAGTATATATACGGTAAAGCAATGGATAATCCTGATGCGCTAAGTCAAGCTAAGAACATAGACTTTTCTATTGTGAATATATTTCCAGGCTCTGAGCAACCAAAAGAAATAGAAGACATAATCGATATAACACCTGAGGAAGATGAAAGTACCGAATCTGAATCCTAAGTACAAAGCATTTGGCAACGAGTCACGTTACTTTATTACAACAGGTGGTAGAGGGTCTGGTAAGTCTTTTGCAGTAAACGTGTTCCTGCTGCTATTGACCTATGAAAAGGGACACAAGGTCCTGTTTACACGATACACAATGACCTCCGCAGCATCCTCTATTATCCCTGAGTTTATTGAGAAGCTGGAGCTTATGGGTGTTGTCGAGGACTTTCGCATAACGAAAGACGAGATAACAAATATTAAGACAGGGTCTTCCATATTGTTTAAAGGAATTAGAACTGCCTCAGGAAACCAAACAGCATCACTGAAATCGTTAAACGCAATAACCACCTTTGTCCTGGATGAGGCTGAAGAGCTTACGGATGAAGATACCTTCGACAAGATTGACCAGTCTGTTAGGGTGAAAACTAAACCTAATAGGGTCATCTTAATACTTAACCCAACCACTAAGGAGCATTGGATTTGGGGGCGTTTCTATGCGAATAGAGATATCCCCGAAGGATTCAATGGTATAAAAGATGGCATCACATATATTCACACCACATACCTAGACAACACTGACAACCTGTCTCAGTCGTTTCTAAATCAGATAGCAGAGATTAGAAGACGTAGACCTGAGAAATACACACACCAGATACTTGGTGGGTGGATGGAGAAGCAGGAGGGTGTTATCTTTACTAATTGGAGAGTGGGAGAGTTTAACGATAACTATGAAACTATCTTTGGACAGGATTTTGGTTTCTCTGTTGACCCCACTACACTTGTGAAGTTGTCTATTGATAAGGGTAATAAGCGGATATTCCTGAAGGTAATGTATGCTAAGGTAGGGATGTCCACTACTCAAATAGCAGACTATAATATTAGGTATGCAGGTCCGCACCTAGTGGTGTCGGACTCTGCTGAGCCACGTCTTATTAAAGAGATAAAACTGAAAGGGTGTAATATAACTCCTACCGTTAAACGCAGTGGGTCTATATTGTCCGGTATTGCACTGCTCCAGGACTATGACCTTATTGTTGACCCTGACTCCACAGAACTCATTAAGGAGCTGAATAACTATGTGTGGGCTACTAAAGGACAAACAAAACCTGTGGACAAATGGAATCACTGTATCGATGCCATCAGATATGCCGCTCAATATGTCCTGGTGAATCGCACAAAAGGTGCGTATACTATTAGGTAGTTTAAAATATTTTTGTATATTTGTTGTGTCGAAAGACAGTATTTCTTTGCATAACCAAGTAGATAACCCTCGATTTTGATTGGTCTCCGTGTGCTTTAGAGACCTCTCAGATTGGGGGTTTATCGTTAAACGCAGTGGGGTTTCTTAAACGCAATAGGGTTTCTTAAACGCAATAGGGTCGCTGGTCGTTAAACGCAGTAGGCTTTCTTAAACGCAGTGGGCTCGCTGAGAGCCACCCCTCTCCACTCCAGGTTCATAATTCTTAACGATTTCTTAACATTAGCTTAACGTTAACTTAACGTAGACATTGTATGTTTGTGGTATAATTTTAAAACAAAAGATATGACAGCAACAGAATTTAATCCTTATAACTACGAGGCTCATTACGACCACAGAATAGACGTAGATAATATTAGCTATAGCCTTTATAGAAAAGGCGAAACTTTCGAAATAGGCTATGTTCATTATAATGTTAGAACTAACTTCGCTCACGTCACAATAGGTGACATAAGTGAAGAGAGTTTTGAAGATGATATTGCCCTCGCTATTGAGAGTAGAGAAATTGAATTAAAATAATAAAAACAAAAGATATGGCAACAAGATGCACAATTAAAATAGACGGTATAAACTATGCTAAGATATATAAACATTGGGACGGATATCCTGACGGTATGCTAACTTGGCTCAATGAGTTTAACAATGACTTTAATGAGAATAGAGGTCACGACCCTGAATATAAATTTGCTCAACTACTGAGGTTCGCTCAAAGGAAGGCGGAAGAGTTTGGCTTAGATAATAGCAGATATACAGGCTGGGGAGTTATTCCTTTTAATAATACCTGCTGGGCTGAGTACGAATATACCCTAACAAAAGATGGCGTTAGATTAATTGAAGAGCCTGAGCTGAAAAACTTAACATTAGCTTAACATTAGCCTACTTATATTTGTGGTGTAATTTTAAATATATATAATTATGACTTGGATACTAACAAAAAAGAAAACACGAGTAGAAACATTCTTAGATGCTACAGAAGGCGGTAAGATATTTAGTGCCACCTTTGAAAAAAAGGATGGCACGATTAGAACGATTAACTGTCGTAGAGACGTTAAGAAGGGCGTTAAAGGCGTAGGTATGTCTTTCGACCCTATGAGTAAAGGACTCCTTGTGGTGTATGATATGCACCGTAAAGGGTTTAGAATGATTAACCTGGATAAACTTATCGAGGCTAAAGTAAATGGTAAAACAATTAAATTCTTATAAGATGAACAAAGAAGTATTTATATTAAAGACAGTAAGTTTACATAGCACCACAGGTGTTGTACATATTGAGTCAGTAGGTTTTGACCCTGAGGATTCAGCATACATAGAGATTGACGCTAGAGCTTTACTAGAGGATATTCCAAGCCTTTACAAAATGGCTAAACAAGCCATAAAACAGGAGGAGGAATATGAACTTAAAAAGTATGTTGACTTCAAGAAGGAACTTGCTGGAGACTATAAAGGTAAAAGAGGTCGAAAAAAATCTATCGCATAATATGGATAATGAGACCCTTAAATTGGTAGAGGACTGCAGGGATTTATTGAGAGATATAAATTCCTGCACGGACTCCAGAGATAGCTCTAAGAAGCTAATAGAAAAACAGATATACGAACTAAATAAATTAATAGACAATGAACTACAAGAAGATTAGAAAACTACAGGAAGAGTATGGTGTTGCTAATATGCAACGCCTAATCGATGACGGCTCCGTATGGCATATGGAGGGGTCAAT